CAAGGTGGTTTTGATGGATTCCAACCTAATAGAAAAGTGTTAGTTGGGAATGATATTGTAGCAGGAAACACACAGGGGTTAGATTGTACATCAGCAACCTCAGCAGGAACTGTTGCATTGAGAAAAGCAATAAACGCAGTATCAAATCCTGATGAGTTTGATATGAATATGATTGTTATTCCTGGTGTAATTAATAGATTACACTCTTCAGTAACCACATACGCAAAAGACCTTTGTGAAGATAGAGGTGATACATTCTTTGTAATGGATGCTGGTGCTTGGAGTGATAATATATCAACCGTTGTAAATTCACTTTCTTCGTTTGATTCCAACTATGTAGGAACATACCACCCTTGGGTTAAGATATTAGATAGGGATAAGAATAAGCCGGGTTGGGTCCCACCATCCGTAGTTCTGCCTGGTGTTATCGCATTCAATGACCAGGTCGCAGCCGAATGGTACGCACCTGCTGGATTGAATCGTGGTGGATTATCAAATGTAATTGAGGTTAAGACAAGATTAACGCACAATGAGAGAGATGAATTGTATGTTGGTAGAGTGAATCCAATCGCAACATTCCCTGGTCAGGGAGCAACTGTATTTGGACAGAAAACCCTACAAGCTAAACCATCTGCGTTGGATAGAATCAATGTAAGAAGATTGTTGATTGCAGTTAAGAAGTTTATCGCATCTTCTTCGAGATATTTGGTTTTTGAAAATAACACAGCAGCAACCCGAAATCGTTTCTTATCCATTGTTAATCCTTATTTGGAATCAATTCAACAAAGAAATGGTTTGTACGCATTCAGAGTTATAATGGATGAATCAAACAATACACCTGATGTAATTGATAGAAACATCTTAAAAGGTGATATCTTCTTACAACCAGCGAAAACTGCTGAATTCATTGTATTAGACTTTAGTGTATTACCAACTGGAGCAGCATTCCCTGAAGGATAATTTCGGATAGGGTATATTTATAGTAAATTAGGAGAAATAAATGGCACAATTATTAACACCTCAAGAAATAATGTTTACCAACTTTGAACCCAAAGTTGCTAACCGATTTATTATGTATATTGAGGGAGTTCCTGCGTATTTAATTAAAGCAGCAAATAGGCCTGAACTACAACAAAATAGAATAACAATTGACCATGTCAATGTTAAGAGATATGTAAAGGGTAGGTCTGAATGGCAGGAATTAACCATTACACTTTATGACCCGATTGTTCCATCTGGCGCACAAGCAGTTATGGAATGGGTTCGCCTACACCACGAATCAGTAACAGGTAGAGATGGTTATTCTGATTTTTATAAAAAAGAGATTACATTTAATTCATTAGGGCCGGTTGGCGATAAAGTTGAAGAATGGACATTGAAGGGGGCTTTTATTACTAGAGCCAAATTTTCAGATATGGATTATACATCAGATTCAGAATTAGCAAATGTGGAATTGGGATTATCCTATGATTACGCCGTACTACAATATTGATTAATTTTTCGGATTGTAAAAAATATAAATTGAAAAATGTGAACCCCCCAATTTTGGGGGGTTTTTGTTTTATTAAAAATATCTCAATTCTGTATGTAGATAGTATTAAACAAGCCTACGAAACCCAAAAACTAAAAGAGCACAATTTTCCAACTGAAGTTATAGAATTACCTTCACGGGGTTTAATTTATAGTAAGGATAACCCCCTATCATCAGGTAAGGTGGAATTAAAATATATGACTGCAAAGGAAGAGGATATTTTAACTACCCAATCTTACATCAAAGATGGTTCGGTGTTGGATAAGCTATTCCAATCGCTTATTGTATCAAATGGTAATGGTGAGCCTATTAAGTATGTTGATTTATCAGTAGGTGATAAAAACGCAATTATGATTGCAAGCCGCATCTTAGGTTATGGTAAAGATTATGAGGTTGAGATTACCGACCCATTTACAAATAAAAAACAAAAAGAGAGTATTGATTTAACTCAATTTGAAAATAAACCATACGATGGTTCGGCTCAGGTGGAATTAAACAAAAACGAATTTGAGTTTGAATTACCCGCTTCAAAACGCAAGATTACTTTTATGGCAATGACAGAATCAAAGGAACGAAAAGTAAAATATGATTTGGAAGAATTAAAAAGGGTTAATAAAAAATTGAAGGATGATGTTTCACGAGAACTGACTACAAGATTAAAAACAATAATTCTTTCAGTTGACGGGGAATACAACCAACAAAAAATAAATCACTTTGTAGACAATGAGTTATTTGCAAGAGATTCAAAGGAGCTAAGAAAATATATAAATGAGGTTACACCTGATATAAACTTGATGTATGAGTTTATTTCCGATGAAACCGGGGAGAGGAGGGAAATCAGTCTACCTATGGATGTTTCCTTTTTTTGGCCATCAACCTGAGTATAGAAAGTTATTACATTCCCAAATCTTTGATTTAATATATCACGGCAATGGTGGATTCACCTGGTCTGATGTGTATAATATGCCTGTGTGGATGAGAACTTTTTACATAACCAAAATTATTGAGTTTAAGAATGAGGAAAAAAAGGCACATGATAAAGAGGCTGCAAGAATAAAATCGCAAACAAGAAAAAGATAGTATGAGATACCCAATAGGAATATTGGGTATTTCTATATTTATATTATATCAATTAGGGATAACTATGAAAATAAAAGTATCTAAACTTAGGGAAGTGTTGAAAACACAGGGATTAAGTGAAAATATTGTAACCGATTTTATTAAATTTCTTATTAGAAAGAAAAAAGAGCGGGAATTAGAAAAAATAACAAATGATACCGAATATCAGGCTATTCTAAAAAAATATAATATTAAACCAGTAGATTGGGATAAAAATTTTACTTTAGATGATTTACCCGCTTTTAGAAAAAAATAAAAAGTGTTCATAAATGGCTAATAAAGATACTCAAAACCGAATAGATGCATTAGTAACTGAAGAAAAACTTCAGAACAATATTGCAGATGTATTGACATCCAAACTTAACTTACGAACAAAAGAAGGTAAAATTGCAAAAGAATTAGCAGCTGATTTGAAATCTCAAACGGGTGTTGAAAACAAATTAGAAAAAATTCTTGAAAAAAAGCAAGAATTATTAGAAGGTGGGCTAAAATTATCTAAAAATAAAGCACAGTTATTATTAAAAGAATTAGAAACCGCTGAAGAACTTTTAAAAATAGAAAAAAAACGCGCTGATAAAACTGCTGAAATAAAAGAGTTACTAGATGGTACAAAAGACAGTCTTTTAGAAAGTCTTGGATTATCCAAAGAAATGTTTAAAAATGGAGTAATGTTTGGTCTCGGAATGCTTGCAGCTAAAAAAGGTGCTGAAATGCTTACAGCGGCATTTGATTCAACAGTTGGTCAAGCTAAAGAAATGTATAAAACTTTTGGAGCGAGTGTAAAAGAATCCGCGAGAATTGGTATGGAAGTTGGAAAAGCAAGTTTTTCTATGACCGGGCTTATTTATGGTGGTGAAGCTGTGGCTCAATCCGCCAGCGATATAGCAAATTATTTCAATAGTACGGCCACAATTTCATCTGATACATTAAAAAATGTTACTGAATTAAGTGCTTTAATGGGAGATGGTGCGGGTGCTGTAAGGATGAATACTATATTAAAATCTGTTGATGATAAAGCCATAGATATAACAGATAATATAAAAGATATTGCTACTAAATCGGGAGTTACCGCCGCATCTGTATTTAAAGAAATGGATAAGCAAGCCGGAAAATTACTTGGTAAATCTGAAAAAGAAATTGAGATAATAGCAAAACAATATAGAAAATAGTATTGCTGCTCAAAATAAAGCAAGATTGTTTGGGGTTGAGATGAATAGTCAAGCAATAAGAGATGCAGCTGTGGCGTATCAATATGGTGGTGGAAGTGCTGAAGATTTTGCTAAAGCAATAGCAGAGCAAGTTGGTTCTGCTGAAGAGTTTGGTAAAATGGCACCTGGAATTCAAAAAATATATGCAAATCAAATAGGTATGACAACCGATGAAATTACCGACATGCTTCTTAAACAAGAAGAATTAACAAAAAATACCGAAAAATATGGTAAAGATGGTGCTAAAACGGTCGCCAAAATAAAAGAAGGTTTTGGCGGAGCTAAATCAGCGATACTTGCCTCACTACCAGCTCTTGCACAATCAACAACATTTTTGAAAAATATGGGAATGGATACATCAAAATTAGGTGGGCTTTTTTCAAAATTAAACCCCGGTAATTTATTCAAAGGAATGCCAACACCTGATTTTAATTTTAAAGGTAAATCGGGAGCGGCACCACCAACACCCACACCAACACCAGCAGATACGGGGCCGGCTAAGGCTATGGGTGGTATTAACGCAACAAGTTTACTAAAAGGTGCTGCAGCAATGTTAGTTACGGCAGCCGCATTATTTGTATTTGCAAAAGCATTACAAGAATTTAATACAGTAGAACCTGAATCTCTATTAAAAGCAGTTGGAGCTTT